TGTTGAATACTGGTCTTCCCAATTAAAATAAATAGGGTCGGTTAAAATAATGTCGCACCTTGTTCTTAAAATATAATCGTATTTAAAATTATCTTCTTGTTCTTTTTTTTCTATATCCTGGTAAGCCAAATACATTTGATAATATTCAATCATAGAACCAGATGTTCGCAAATAATGTTTCCAAGATTCATCTATATTCATACTTGACAATAATTGTTCTCTTGTATTTATCCACACTTCGTCGTTATTATCTAACCATTTTACACTTTTTAAATTTTCTCCGGTGTTATCTCTTAGAAATTTATCATAATGTTCCGTATTATTACTTTGCAATACAGCAAAAATGTGGCGGTTTTCATCTAATAAAACATTTTCTTTAAAATATTTCATAGTTTTTTCAATAGTTCGGACGAGGCCTGTATAAATAATAGCTACTTTTTTTGTATTGTTCATTAAAAAATTTTTGTATTATACTTTGTAATAGTTTTTAAATGTTATTATATAGAAGATATAAATTACAAGTATTCGTCAATAATTCGTATAGTATCTGTTGGTAGACAAGTTTTTTCCAATATATCTTCAAGCATTTCTGCTTTATAAAACCAATGCAACGGAGTATATTGTAAAACGTTTTGATTTGTTACAGGGTCAACCCTCTTTTTTATTAAATAACTTAGAACTGCATTAGTAAAAACGGCTAAATATGTTGCTCTATATACAGTTTCAGGTCTATTTGGATGAAGTTCATAAAAGTAATATTTTTTTCCTTCTACTAGTTCATCTGTGTTCATTTTGGGTTGTTATATAATACGCAAATTAAATAACAATCAATTTTTTAAATTTAAACATGATATTTTGGTTATACGTAGATAACCATCCGATTGTTGAAAGCCGCTCTGCAAACAGGACACGTTCTAATAGTGGGATTTAGTCCACATTCTGCACAGGCACACAGATGATTGCATGGCATAAATAATAGGGTTCTTTCTCTCTGTAAACAAATTGCACAAGCACGTTCGCGAGGAAAGGCGGGGACTTCTTCTGGCGGTGCAATATTTATGCCATTTGCTGGAAGAGGGCGAATGTAAAATGCCAAAGTATAAATGTGGTCGCCATAATAATTGCGAATTGTCATGTCACTCGGTGTTAGAGCTGGAGCATCTTCTCCGGCAATTCCTATTAATTCTTGCGCAGTGTCCACAAACTCTGCGTTTTCCAGATTAAAATCTTCAATAACTTTTTCTCTCATGATGTTGATGAACTGTTCTGTAGTCCAGTTCAAATCTACGTTGTAAAACGCAGTCCGAGTGGTTCTGGCAACTTTGAAATAAATGGATGTAGTTGAACTTGTGGTCATTTTAAGTATTTGATAATATATATTTATGTTATATTTTGAAATCAATTTTTTAATTTTCAAAGGCATAATTAAAATATGTTTATATGTATATTATGAGAGACAACATTTATAAATATTCAAATCCTGCTCAGGCACAACGAATGGCCTACAAGTATTTAGGTAAGAAAAATGGTAAGCTTTTTAGAAGCACTCGCAAGGAGAAGAAGTATATGATAAAAGACCCAAAAACGGATAAGTGGGTTTATTTTGGTCAAATGGGATATGAGGATTATACTAAACATAAAAACAAAACTCGGAGAAAAGATTATTTGAATAGGTCATCGCGCATGCGAGGTAATTGGAAAAACAACAAATTTTCGGCAAATAACTTGGCGATGCATGTGTTGTGGTAAAAATATATTTATTTTAGTTTTCCTTATGGTATGGAAATGAAATAAATGGAAAAGTAAAAACAAAGAGTGTTGCCCAGATTTTAAAAAATGTTACCGCATCATTGCAATTTATTCGTTTTTGCGTAATCTCGTCTTTGGTTAAAATAGGATAATCTTGCGGCATTGATGTGTTCGTCTTTTTTTGAAAAGGTAAGAAAAAATGGGGAGTCATAAACATTTGACTGCTCAAAGAAATATATGAGAGAAATAACAATAGTTTTTTAAACATATTATTGTTATTTGTTAGAACCGCTTTAAGTCTTTTTAAAATGTGTCAACTTACTCAAAAATGCTGCAATCTTAACCGCCGCGAAGACGGAGAACCAAGTGCAATGTGCTTTCTTTTTGCACGTTATAATCTGCTAGAGTGCGACCATCTTCCAATTGCTTTCCGGCAAAAATGAGACGCTGTTGGTCAGGAGGAATTCCTTCCTTATCTTGAATCTTGGTTTTAATGTTATCAATCGTATCACTTGGTTCAACTTCAAGAGTGATAGTTTTTCCAGTCAAAGTTTTCACGAATATTTGCATTTTATGGTTAAATATGGTGTTTTGTTTTTAAACCGTTTTGTTGGTTTATAAAGACTTTATTTTGCTTCCAATGCGTTTAAAATAGGAGTTGTTGTATAAAACGTCCGCGTCAAGTGCTTTTGCCAAAGTTTTGTCGCTCATTTTTAGTTGTTTGATGCAATCGTATTTGCAAACAAATTCTTTTATGAGTTGGTTCTCTATTGAGAATTGACCAATTCCGTCTTTGTATAAAATAGGCTCACCGTGTTGTTGTTCAAAATTTGAGATGGCTTCTTCTGGACATTTGTCGTATAACATATAATAATGACCATTTGTTAGACTAATATTTTTAACTGGTGTGTCTAAAGCTGACGAGGATGTGTAACCATTAAAACTCGCCGCACTCTTTCTATCTAGATAAACATTAAGAATTTCGGTTTTTTCTTTATTCAGCTTTGCGATATATCCAAGATTTTGAGTTTTTGTTTCTTTGGTTGGAGTAATGTTATGAAGAATATTTGGGTCTTCATTCCTATCCACAAATGCCCATCTAAAACCATTATAAACAGTATTTTCTTTAACAGCTTTATCAATGCTTGGACGTTTCACTTTAAAATTATATTCTTTCAAACATTCTGCAACCGACTCGTATACTTTTACAATGGTCATAGATTCCGGATTTATTTTTTGGAGGCGCGGTCCTACGGTGACTAGTGGTTGATTAAAATTGGTAGTTGTTTTTGTTTGCATAGAATTTAGTTTTGATAATATTTCTTTATTTGCAGTTTCAAGATTATCTATCTTGGAAGACATTTGTTTTACGGTTTTAATTAAGTCTTGAATTAAAAGATTGTCATTATTTGTGGTTTTCATTTCAAGCATAAGCTTAAGTTGTTGAATTTCAAGTTCTAGTTTATTTGTGTCATTGTTATTAAAATATTTAATGTTATTGTTAATAATATTTAATAATGTTTGATATGATAGATTTTTGCCTATAAGAAACAGTTCAAGCTCTGTTTCATGTCCAGACAAATCGGAGACTCTATTTCCGCGGATGTGTTCGTGTTCCTTTATAAAGGTTTCAAAGTCCTTGCTTTTGCTGACAGCAAAACAATCTAATAGCAAACATTCATCGTATTTAGTTTTATGTTCTTTATATCTATCCAACACTCCTCTGCGACTTTCTCCAATTTTTACAATATAATTTCCATTATCAAATGTTTTAACTTTTATAACATAAAAAAGAGCACCGGCTGTCGCATATTCCTTCAACAATATTTTTTCTCGTTCAAGACTTTTTTGCTTTTCAAGTTTTACATTATATTCTTGTGTCTTTTTGTCTTCTAATAGTTGAAATTCTGTTTTTTGTTGTTCAATTTGCATTTTGAGCTCATTACTTTCTTCTATTAATACTTCCTGCAATATAGTTTCCAATTTAATGTAATAATCGTGAATTTCGTCTGCTTTTTTTGTTCCTGCTTTTAAACAAAATTTTTTAAAAGTTTCAACATTTAACATAATTATTTCTTTATTGTGACCACCTTTAGTTTTATTCTTTGCTCCTGAAGGTTCAGGAGCAATTATTTTATAATCCTTATTAATAGTAAAATTTTTTTCCAGTGAACATTTGGCATTATATTTTTGATTAAAACCTAACCATTGCCATACACTGTCCAAGTCAATTACAAAATCATTCTTACTATCATGTTTCAAATAGCAATAAAAACTTGCAACAAATATCTGTTGCTCATAATTGTTAAAAGTTTTTTGCACCTTTTCAACTAACTTTGACTGGTAATTACCATTTAATTTAGTAATTGGATTACTTTCAATAAGATTTACGATGTCTACGCTCATTTTATATATTTTTCTTAATATATCTCTATATTGTTTTTTGCTTTAATAATTAAAACGCAATGTTTTATTTAATTATTAAAAGATATATAAAATGTAACACGAAATATGGTGTTTAGTTGGAGTAGGCGAGACCACCCATGCCACTCATGATGCGGAGAACGTTGTAGTTGGTGGCATAGACACGGACCTTGGCGGTGCGAGTGCCCTCAACGGTGGCGTTGGAGAGCACAAGTTGGAGTGTGGCGTTATCAATACGTGAGAAGTTGCAAGTGCCGGAAGGTTGATGTTCCTCAGGTCTCAAGGCAAAGCTGTAAACGTTGATACCCTCATCAGGGGAGCGGGTGTGGGCCTGGTAAGGTTGCACCCATGAGAAGTAGGAACCTTCACGCTCAGAGAAGCGGTCTTGGCCGTTGAGTTGGAGCTTGGCAACAACAACGGGGTTCTGGCCCCAACAGTGCATGTCAAGGGAGGTCTCGGAGAGCACGAAGGTGCCTGCATCGGAGACGGATGAGCCTTGGTTGTAGTTTCCGTATGAGGGGGTCAATTGGCCAATGGTGGAAAGGCCAAGTTGGGCAAGAAGGGTAGCAGCTCCGTTGGCAGCATCAGTGCTGTTCAAGCCGTTGGCGTTGGGGACGTTGGTTCCACCAAAGTGGGGGCCAGTCAAGGAGTTGTTGTAAACACCTCCGTGCCAGTAGCCAGTGAAGCCAGTAGGGATATACTCGTCCATGGCACCAGCGTCTTGGAAGAGGCCGCGGGCGTCAATGAAGGCGTTTTGGCCAGCAAGCTCGGAAGGTCCACCGAAGGAGTGGATGGCGTTGGGAAGAGCGTCAATTGCGTCGGTGTAGTTGAAGGGTTGGGCGCCAAGGACGTTGAAGAGGGTGCCACCGCAAAGGAGGGATGAGCAGTAGTCAACGTTCTGGTCGGGTTGGACAACCCAGATAAGCTCCTTCACGGGGTGGTTGAAGTTGAGCTTGATCTTGTTGGAGGATGAACCGACGGACTCATCACCAGTGAATTGAAGCTGAGTGATGAGGTATTCGTGGGGGTTCTGAGCAAAGCGGCGGCGCTCGTCAGTGTCAAGGAAGACGTAGTCAACGTAGAGGGATGCAGCAACAAGGGACTGGTTGTAAGCGATGGTGGCGCTCACAGGGGTGCTGTATGAGAGTTGTTTATCGTTCTGGTTGGAGTAAGGACCAAGTGAGTTGCCGTTGGTGGCGTATGTGCCCGTGTTGGCGTTAAGAGCACCAGGGGCGGAATAACGAGTAGTGTTGCAGCTGAGGGTGGTAACGGCCCAGAGGCACTCGTCAATAGGGCGGATGTCAAGGTTAATCTTGACCTCGTGGTATTGGAGGGCAATCAAAGGAAGGGCAAGACCAGGGTTTGTGCAGAACCAAAATTGGAGGGGCACGTAAAGGGTGGTCTCAGGGAGGGCATTACGGGGAGCGCACACTTGGCGGGGAGCGTTGGAGTCGCAAGGGCCGTCAACGTCCGCGAAGGAGGGATCAGTGATGAAGGTAAGCTGGGTGGTGTTACCAATCATCTTGAAGTAGCCGCGTTGTTGCTCGGCAGTCATTGTGAGCTGGTTCCAGATGTGCATCCAGTCACCATATTGGCGGTCAATGCGTTGGCCACCAATCTCAACCTCAACTTGAGCGATGAGTTGCTCACCTGGGAAATCTAACCAACGAGCATAGACGGCGTTGTTACCGGAGGTAACGTTGGCGGCACTGCCCATAAGTTGGTTGATCTCGGGAACTGTGACTTGAAGATATGTTCTGTAGGCAAGATCACCATTTCTGCTGATAATGCATGTGACACGGCGACCGAAATCGGCTTGGCCGTTGAAAGTTTGCTCAATAGACTCAATAGCAAAGTTTGTGTAACGTCTGTATGTGACTTTCCAGAAAGTAATTTGAGGGTTACCTGTAAGGTAAACATCCTGAGCGCCATAAGCGACGAGTTGCATAAGACCACCTCCCATAGTTATAATATTGCTAAAGAAAAAAATTTTGGGAAATATAATTTAATTAAATTTTTTAATTTAATTAGATAATACACTACATTTTAAGATAAAATTTTATTTACGTCAAAATTACCCTTCATGAATGAAAGGAGGTAGGAGTCCAGTAAAACTTCCTTTTTTCCCTCGTGATTTTTGGTAAAAATATAAGAATCTTGTCTTTTCTTAATACTCCACCCATCGTTGATTGCGTTGAATAAAAAAAGCATTTTTTGAAATTTAATATTTTCAATTCTTATATCGTAATTTGGCCCTCCTGCGCTTTCAATGTTTACCTTTAATTCAATTTGATTTGTTTCACTCATTTATTAAAATTATAGAAAAGTAAAATACAGTTTTAACTTGTAACTTGAAACCTTGCGTTTTATATATTTTCAATCAATAATCAATTAAATAAAAAATATAAATAAATATTAGATTACTTAAATGCCATCGTTTAAGCCAAAAACCGTTAAAAAAATTAAGGTTAACAAGAAAAATTCAACAACCCTAGATGGCAAGCATAAAGAATTCGTCAATGAATTTAATAAAGACGAAAATGATAAAATCCCTCGGTTGAAAAAGGAAAAGGCGGAAATTAAAAGCGTTCTTGAAAAAAATGCTATTGAAAACACTCTCACTATTGAACAGGTAATGGATTATCGTGATAAACTCGCCGAAATAACAAATGAAATTAAACAAATGAAATCAAGAAAAATAGACTATTTCTTGGATAACTCTAAATATATTTTTGATTACTTTGAAAATAAAAAAGACATATCTACTGGAAATGCGGTAACAAATAAAAATAAAATGTTAGAATCGTTTTTTAAGTTAAACACCCCTAATAGTTCTAGTATGATAGAAAGCAAAAATAACAACATATTTCAAAAATATCTTAGCAATATTGATGAAACCTTTTTAGATATTAATGCATTTTTAAGACCAACTGATGTTTGTCAATCGTGTTTTAAAGGTGAATTAATTCCAATGGATGATGAAGGGGTTTTAATTTGTAATGTATGCTCCAAGAACTTTCAATACTTGATTGAGAATGAAAAACCATCTTATAAAGAACCACCAAAAGAGGTGTGTTTTTACGCATATAAGAAAATTAATCATTTCAAGGAAATTTTGGCGCAATTTCAAGGAAAAGAAACCACGCAAATACCTGCAGAAGTTATTGAAAATCTTAAACACCAGATTAAAAAGGAACGCATTGAATATTCAAAGCTTACTTATTATAAAACCAAAGAAATACTCAAAAAGCTTGGTTATAATAAATATTATGAACACATCAATTTTATCAAGGATAAATTGGGAATTAAACCACCAATTATCTCTCAAGAATTGGAAGAGACGTTGTGTAATTTCTTCATGGAAATCCAATATCCATACGCAAAACACTGCCCTGATTATCGCGTGAATTTCTTACATTACTATTACGTTCTTTATAAGTTGTTTGAATTACTGGATGAAACACAGTATCTTCCAGAAATTCCAATGTTGAAGGATAGAGAGAAATTGATTGAACAGGACACCATTTGGAAAAAGATTTGCGAGGAGTTAGATTGGGAATTTATTGCAACTATTTGAGTTTATTTTTATAATCTAATCTATCGTCTTCTTGATTTCCTTGATTTTCTTGATTTCTTATTTCGTCTTGTTCTTCGTTTTCCACCGTGACCAAGGCTGCCAAATGAACCAACAACATCTGAAAAACTATTTTCGCTGGTTTCAGCAGTTGTATTGTTAGTTAAATTTAAAGATTCGTCTGTGGCAGCATTAAATTGGCCAAGCAAATTTGTAGCAACTGGTCCAGAAGCAGCAGTTGTAACGTTATCGTCGCTCATTATTGATTCTGAAGTAGTATTATTGCTCGGTTCTCATAATCATCTAAATCGTGCAATGAACTGTTAGTTGAAATATCTGACAAAGGGGTCGGTTGACCTCCTCGTCTTCTACTACTTTTCTTAACGCGTCTTCTACGAGATTTTAGATTACTTCTTGTTCTAGTCATTTTCAAGTAAATAATAATACAATAAAATTTAATTATCGTATTATCAGAATGGATGTTAATTTAAAGACCACCTGGGAAGCCAACAAGATTGGCACCAATGCCAAAGCCGGCACCGGAGCGAGTGGTGACACCAATGCTAGGGACGTATGTGTCCAAAATGCTAAATGTGGCAGCAGCGGTTAAGGCAAGTAAAACGATTTCCTCAATATTCAATGAACGTTTAGGAATGGCGTATGCAGCAATGGCAACCATTAAACCTTCCACTAAATACTTAATGACTCTCTTGACAAGCTCAGCAATATCAAACATCTATATTAATAAATAAGAAAAAAAAATATATTGTGCGATAAAAAACTTAAAATAAAAACTACTAAATAATAAAATGGTCGGTCATTCAAAAGAAAAAAAGCCTGAAAGTTCAAAGGAAACTCGTGGATTTGAGAAAAAGATGACAGAGTCTGGTTCAGTTAATCCTAAATATGTTGATGTTTTGGATGAAGACAAGCAAATTGCCGGACAAAAGTTTGTTTGCATTTCTTTTATTTCCCCTGAAAAAATTGTTAAATTGAAAGAGTTGTTCTTTTTTGAGGAATTCCTAAAGAAGTGGGAATTTTCCAAGAGTATGGAAAAGTTTATACAGTTTCTTAACTTTGTCAGTTACAAATACAAGTTGTCATTTGACGAGATTCAAAAGGATTATAAGGAGTTCTTAAACGAGGAGCAAGATTTACTTGTAAAGGGTAACATGGAGGACGATTACAAGACCTTCTTGGACCAGAATGAGGAGGAGCTTGAGAATGCTTTTAATGTGAAGCACAATTTCCAAACTTCCACTCGTGGAATTAAGATTCGCGGCGCTTACCCCACTATGGAGGAGGCTGAGTTGCGATGCAAGATGTTGAGAGAAGTTGACCCTAATCACGACGTTTTTGTTGGCCCTGTGGGTATGTGGATGCCATGGGACCCCGAGGCCTACAAGACTGGGCGTGTGGAATACATGGAGGAAGAGCTTAATCAATTGATGCAAGAGAAGACTAAAAATGAGAATTTTGCCAAGTCAGCTTTTGAGCAAAGAGTCAAGGAAACTAAGAAGAAGGCTATTGAGGAAAATATTAAGACTGCCGAGAAGACGGGAGCCACTCTTACTCAGAATATTGACGAGGATGGCAATTTGATTGGTGTGTCCGGAATTAACACACAAGAGAGAACCTTGAAGGACCAGGATTCAATTTCTGCTGCTGACATTCGCGCCGAGTTGTTTGATGGTGAAAATATTATTGTTGGCAAGACTGACAATGGTCAAAGCGAGCTTTTAAGCGGCCCTTTTTCCATCAAGGCAAAGGAGGATTAAAAAAACAAACAAAAACAAGAAAACAAGAAAGAATAGAATAAGAAGTAAAATATAAAATATATTATCTATATATTTTATATAAATGGCAAAAAAAACGTCAGCAAAAAAGCGTTCAACAAAAAGAAAAAACGGGTCTAAACGTTCTAGAAAGACGGGTGGAAATCCAGAATTAATAAAAAAAAACGTTGATAATGTGGAGCAACAAATACAGTATGTTAAAGAAAATGCTGAAGAGTTTTCAAAAATAGGAGTTAATCCAGAAGAGTTTGATGCAATGATGCAAGATGTTTTAAATTACATAAAAAAGAACAATGGTGAAATTCCGCCAGAAATGCAACAATTTGGTTTAGGGTCAGTTGATATACTTAAACAACAATTGGTTCAAATAGAAGACGCTATTCAACATGGTGGATTTTCCTTTTAAAACCTTCGCACTTTTTAAGTGCGTGGTAACAGTTGCCTTTGTCACTGATAAAAGCCGACACAGTCGGCGATTTAGGTGTGCAAAGGCGTAAAACGCTTGTTTTACCACTTTGTCTTTTTGACACTGATTTTAGGTCCTTGACCACGTTTTTTGGTGTTATTTGGGTCGTATTTCTCGTCTTCCTCATCCGAGTTAATATCTTTACTTAGGTCCCAGAATTCTTTTGACCCCAGTTTGAAGTCATTGTGCGAGTCGGCCTTATACCAGAATACTTGTTCATGCAGTCTATTGGACTTTGCGTTATTATTTATTACTAAGCACTCATAATTTTCAGTGCACTGGTCCATGACCTGACAAAAAGACTCAAAAGTTGGAAACATTCCCGCATAATTCTCATAAATGCGCTTTCTATTTGCAATGTATGGTTCTCTCAAAATAAAAACATAATCTATGTTGGTTCTCAGTGTCGGTGGAATACCGAGCGGATATTGCATTGTGATGATAAGCATAATTTTCCAATGTCTCATTGGATACCATTCTCCGTTAGGCATTTTCTCCTAGCATCACAGAATCTACGCTTTTTAAATGGGCGCAGCACCCTCTCGGGTGGGATTAGACTATATTTTAAGCTATCATAAACGATGATTAGTCGTTTCAAGCCCACGAGCATTTAGTCGTTGAACTGCCATCATATCCTTATCATAACAGACTTAGATGACTAGCTGCGGGTTATCTCTATTTTATGCCTTTTTACTATACCTTATGTGATTAGCATAAGCCATTATAATATTTCTACTATAATTTAGTAGCATAAACTTAACAAGACGTCTCCGCAATTTGGACGTGTCGCAAATGTGTTATTTCCCTAAACACATTCACTAGCTATTCTTTTGGAATAACTACGGCAAACATTCACCGTTCATGAAAAGTAATCGCATCATTTTATCGCGAGTCCATGTGCCGTCATAAAGGCAATCATCAAGAATCACAAAAGCGCGCGGGTCAATTGTGCTGCGTTTGAAAGTCTCCATCTCCTTTTTAATCTGCTTTAAAACCGATTTTTGCCTCTTTAAAATATTCTCAACGATTGCAGTATTGTATTCATTGTGAATAAACAACTTTGGCACCATTTTTCCATAGAAACCGTTTCCCTCTTCTGTTCCTGCTACAACTACGCCAATTGGAATATCTTGATGATAATATAATAAATCTCTTACAAGGAAAGACTTGCCGGTGTCACGACGTCCGATTAAAACTACGACTGGACCTTTAGATTCATTCGGCTTGAAACTAATTGTTTTCATATCAAATTTCTTGAGTTCTAAAGTCATGATATTCTTGTTATTGTTACTTTAGAAAATTGATTCAAAGTAGAATACGCATAATAAGTTATTTAATTTGCAACTTGTATTTGTTTAGCCAAAATTACTAAAGATTTATAAATAAGTTAAAAATAAATATTATTAATATATTATTTAGCTAATGGATAACGATGCTCTTAAAATCAACTACGTGAAGAGAAAGAACACTGAGTTGTTTAAATTATTCAGAAAAGAAAATTTGACTTTTCTCTCTGAAGTTCAAAATTATGCACCCATTTACAATAGGTTTTTTCTATTGAATGAAACAAATTTTAACTCTGTTAATTTGAATCATGAATGGTTTTTAAACAATATAAAAAATACTGTATCTGATAACAAGAATCTATATAACTGTTCTATTCAAAATTTGCAAACAAATAAAACCAAAAAGGCGCAAGTATTCTTTAAAATGGCTCCATTATTGGACCCTTTTAAATTCTTGATTGGAAAATACAATATCAATGATCAATCTTTATTTAATTTACCCAAACTAACAACAAATGGAGATATTGGCGCTGTTCATCCAAAATTATTAGATTATAATAATTCAGCCTACGTTGACGGGTTTTTTTCATTTCTCTCAAGCACATTAATTCATAAATATAATTTTGTCAACGGCGTTAATTATTACGGTTCTTTTCTCGGAGTTAAAAAAGATTTTAAATTGAACATTATTGACGATTTGGATTATCTTTGCAAATCCGATTTTTTTAATAAAAATAAAAATGTCGCATTTCAAGTTGATGATTACAGTTTTTTATATGAGGATGAAGAAAATACAAAAAAATTAGTTCCAATTAAAATAGACCATAATATAAGCAATAAATCAACATTGTCTATTAAATCAATTGATAATGCTTTATTTGAAGATATATTTACAGAAGAACATTTAACATTGGAGGATTTAAAAGAAAATTCAATTGAATTGGTTGACCTTATGAGCTCAGAAAGTTTCTCTCTTGCAGAAGCAAAAACAACCACAATTAAATCCAGTTCAACTTGTTCGTCAAGAACTTCACACACATCTGATAATAGTGGACCCGACGATTCATGCAACAATTGTGATGAAAGTCCAACCGACAATTCAGGTGAAAATAATAACAATGACTCTGAAAATACAGCAAGTATGAGTGAAAGTGGGAGTGAAAGCGAAAGCGAAAGCGGAAGTGACGAATTTTGCGAGGAAGAGCGAATAGAGGCAACCATACCTAGTTTCCCCGTTCAAGTCATTTGCATGGAAAATTGCGACACTACATTTGATGACCTTATAATTAATAACGATTTGACGCAAGAAGAGTGGTTTTCTGCATTAATACAAGTTATTATGATTTTAAATACATATCAAAAAGCGTTTTCATTTACTCACAATGATTTACACACGAATAATATCATGTATAATGAAACTGATGAGAAATATATTTATTATTGCTATAGAAAAATCTATTACAAGGTTCCCACTTTTGGACGCATATTTAAAATCATTGACTTTGGTAGAGCCATTTACAAGTTTGATGGAAAATTGTTCTGCAGCGATAGTTTTCAACCTGGTGCGGATGCAGCAACACAATATAACACTGAACCTTATTTCAATGAAAAGAAACCTCGTTTAGAACCAAATTATAGTTTTGATTTATGCCGCTTAGCTTGTTCTATTTTTGATTATATTATTGAAGATTTAGAAATATTGGATGATTATGACAATTGTGATCCCATTGTTAAGTTGATTTTTGATTGGTGTTTAGATGACAGTGGCATCAATATACTTTATAAAAACAATGGCGTTGAGAGATATCCCGATTTTAAATTATATAAAATGATTGCGCGTTGCGTGCACAATCATACACCACAAGCACAGCTGGAACGTCCCGAATTTAAACAGTTTATTGTAACTAAAAATAAGGTACCAGCTGATAAAATAGTTATAAATATAGACAATATTCCTTCTTTTTCATCTGAAAATGTTTAGAATGCAACCTTTCAATTAAATTAATATTTCATTATTATATATGTCAACACTCGCAATACTTGTTAGAGCACATGGAGATATTTATATAAACATTAATCCAGATATTGGAATTACAGTGCAGGAACTTTTTGAACAAGGAGGGCCACCAGAAAACAGGCACACTGATTTAATAAATTTTAGAGCTCCGCCATATAATATACCAAATTTAGAAGTGGTTTCATTAGCTAAGTTAGGTGGTGTTTGTTACGGCAACTCTGATATAGAACGATTTGTATCAGGCGTAAATCAATACTATCAACAAAACCCAACAGATACTACTTCTAAAGTTAATGAAGTATTTGGAAACCAACCACCAACCGCTTTAAGACAACAGGTTAATCAATTATTTGGCATAAGCTATGCACCTGAAATAACTAATATGTCCACTGGATGGATGCTTAATAAAGTATATACAAAATATGACAATAACAGTGGAGTTATTTTATTTTCACAAGATGGAAAGGACACAGTTAGAGTACACATGTTAAATGGTGCATTAGCAACCTTAACTGCTCAGCTTCAAGCAAATAACGGAATAACTAGAGCGCAAATTCTTCAAACAATTGCCCCATTTGGTTATCAAAATGTATATTTAATAGATCTAACTTGCAATGCTTATAAGAATGCTATGCAAAATGTTTCTCCTCTTAGAGAAGCTCATACTGATTGGATAAATGCTGTTCTTTCTCAACATAACATAAAAGGAGGAATTAAGATTTGCAAGAAATACAAGAAATGCAAAAAACATAGGAAAACAAGAAAGAATAAAAAAAGAAAGGGAAACAATAAAAAAACTAGGAGTAAAAAGTAAAAATTTATTTTATTTTTATTAAATAAAATGAATTTAGAAACATCAATCCCAAGAGATTATGGATTTATTATAACACGGCATGTAAATTCTGAAATTACAAACAAATATTGGAATTTTTGCATTCAATCTATTCGCAGGTTTTATCCATTTAAGAAAATTGTTGTAATAGATGATAATAGTAAAAAAGAGTTTTTAAACGCTGAATTTGAATACAAGAATGTTGAATATGTGAATTCGGAGTTTCCAGGAAGAGGAGAGTTGCTGCCATATTTTTATTTTTACAGGAACAATTATTTTGATAATGCTATTATTATACATGACAGTGTATTTATGCAACAGCGCATTAATTTTGAACTCTTGATAAAGCAACAGGTTCAAGTAATGCCATTGTGGCATTTCTTTTGCGAAAAGAAGGAAAGTTTTGAAGATACAAGAGGAATGATGTCAACGTTGTCAAATAATGATGAAATTATGCATTCATTGATGAATGATAAAACGTATGAAGTAATGGGGCGACCAAATCCCGACGTGTGGGCTGGATGTTTTGGCGCGCAAAGTTTTATAAACCGAGGTTTTTTAATTGGCATTGGAGATAAATATAATTTGTTTTACTTACTACGATTTATTACTGCTCGCAAATATAGATGCTGCTTAGAGAGAATCATGGGAGTTATATTTCATACGGAATATTTAAAACATGTTAAACAACATTCTTTATTAGGAAATATAAGATCATATTGTGATTGGGGTTACACTTATCAGGAACATCATGAGAACTTGAAAAATAAAAAAATACCACGTTTACCTGTTGTAAAAGTATGGAGCGGAAGATAATTTTTATTTTGTTTTATTATTGTTATGGTTTAGTTTTCGGGGGTTGGACGTGATTCAAATATTTGTTTCATGACATAAATGTCCTCCACGGCATAAAGAACGCACTTTTCGCGGCGAGCAAAGCTATTGAAGTAAACAGTGTCAAATGTCTCAAACTGATATCCAAACGTGCAATCCAAATCATACGTCACCGGCTTGCATGCTTTTATGTGGTTCAAAATTGTCAAATCTGCCGCCCTAATAGCAACTCCGTAACAATTTAGATACACGACTTCATCGGTTTCTGGAAGATGCATAATATATTTTCCATTTGTCTTGAGACGACAGTCTACATTCCTGTCTGTATTGATTTTTACTAGACCTGGACCAGCCAAGGTAAACATGGGTTCCTGAACTTGGATTTCTTCGGCCGTCATCTTTTTGGATTTGATTTTAATTTTACTTTTATTTACAAGTTCAATTTTTTTCGGAATACAAAAAAAAATTGAATTACTTTTCCAAAATTTTGGTCAGAGTAAAAACGCAACAATTTCAACCATGAGTTCTCTTCCAATCTTGCCTGTGAATATTGTGAATCGCATTCTTAGGGATGCAGCAATATTGCACGGAGAAAAAAGTATTCCCAAGTTTAAATTCAGCAAGGCCGCGCAGCAATATATTTACAGGGCCAAATTTCGCAAAAGGTATCTTAGAAAATTCGCGAACATTGAACGTCTGCTTCGCTTCAAAGTAAATAATCCACCGGAGTTCACGTTGATTCTTCCAACGACGTGGACGACGCCTTTCAGGGAGCGGTTCAATATTTTCCGCGACTGGGAACAGACTCCGGAAGAGAGAGAGGCAACCGTGTCGCGCATGAGGCCTGCAATGGTCGTAAAATTCCCTCAAAAAACGCACACTTATTCATCTGGCAGTGAGATGGAATACAAGTATTCTTACTGCACATTTGATAACGGATGCGTATTTGTTGAAAAAAATACTATCCCCGACGACGATGACTATTATCTGTTCTTTTGGCGTGGATACATTTGTCTAGATGGACACACCTTTCCCATCTTTGACATGCCAAGGTCATTGAACAATAGCCAAGAAACGCCGGAACAAAATC